GTTAGAAGTTATGTTAAAAATAGTGGAACTAATGGTCAATTTAATGGATTTAACAATAACTTTGGAGGTATTTCATTATATATTAATTGGGCACCAACAACACAGTATTTTGTAAAACAATATTCTTGTATTAATGTGAAAGGAAGTGGATTACCAAATGGAACATCAGAACCATTGGTAGGGTTTATTGATGTAGATTCGTATATTAAATTTATGGCGGCAAGACTTGAAAAGAATGTGCCAAGAATTTTAGACCCAGCCCAAACATCTGGTGGTTTACCACAATATTATGTTTGTAATTGGCCAAAAGAAAATGTTAGTGTTAGTTATTATCAATCCAATTTATCTTTATATACAGAAGTTAGAAATACATTTAAAGAAGCATTACAATCATGTGTTAAGGTCGGAATTATTAAAGAAGTAACAAGAAAAGAGTTAATTGCTGAGTTGAAAAAGGTTGAGGAAAAACTTAAACAAATTGGGGTTACACCAACACCATCGCCAGTACCTATATTGCCAGGACAAGTTTGTCCTCCAGCAACGATAACAACATTCTCACCATTGGTTGGAAATAAGGGAACTATTTTACAAATCAATGGAACAAACTTAGATGTTGTGACTGAGATTTTTATAGGAAATACCAAAATTGTCGTTAAAGATAATAACAATGTTACCATATTTAATAGTGAAACCTTAAGGGTAACTTTACCACAAATAGGGACGGGTGTTCTTTCTGAAGAAAAAATTAAACTTGTGAGCGGTGTTTACGGAGAGTATCTTACGACAACATTATTTAAATATGACCCATCAGTCACTGCGGCGGCGGCAGCGTCTCCTGGTGGGTATGCGGGTAATAATCAAACCTCAGTAGTTTCACCATCTATGAATTCTAATACTAATCCACAAAACACAGGGGCTATTACAATGATAGGAACTGCAGTACAGCTTAATGAAAGCAAAACCAAATCTTTAAACGTAAAAATAAATCCTCAAGCACCTGGTTGGACATTAGGAGCCGATGCCGAATTAAATTACGTTGTTTATGAATTGGAAAATGCAAACGGTAAAGTTACAAGAAAAAGAGTTTCTCAGAGCCAATTGACTGTTCAAGGACAAGTAACAAATGGTGAGTTCAATATCACTCTCGAGCAGGTAGAATCTTTTTTAACAAATAATATACCAAAGAACGAAGGAAAAACACAAATTGACATGGTTTTTGTTCTCAAAGCGTATAAGGGTGAACAATCACCTGTCATTCAACAATTTCAATTTAAACTTTGGTATACTTTACCTAATCAAACCCAAGTACCTGTTGTTGATGTGCCTACAACACAAACAAAACCAACATTTGCACCAAAACAACTAGCAATTGTAAAGTATAGTGAATCAATGCAGTTAGGTGGAAATGGATTTACATTCTACAATATTAAAAAACCTGCAGGAGGATATATTACATTAGAATTTGTTTTACCTCCAGGTGAAGAATATAAATCTGAATGGAAAGGAAGTTCAAGAATATTAAACGCTACGACTTATGAATCTGTACCATATAGCGGAGGAGGAGGAATCAATACAAATTACACCAATGAATGGACGGTCTCTACCATAGGTACATTCAGACTTCAAATTGAATATTACCCATATGGTTACACATCACCAATAAATGGAGAGGAACTCAAGCAAACCGTATTGAGCCAGCCATTCACTTTATAACATAACAATATATTTATATAAAAAGATTTTTATGAATTTAAAATCAGCATTAGACAATTACCTTGGAAAATCAGTAAGATATTCTGAGGAAGATAACGGAGATGGAACAAAACAAGTTTGTGATTTAGACACAGGCGATTGTTACACCGTTAGAGAAAGAGACGGTCTTATTGAAAGAGCGGGCCACCAAACAACAATAAACAGAAAAGTTAGAGTTGAAACTTCAAGAGGAGTTAAAACATTATTAAACGGATAAAAAAATGAGTTTAGATAAAAAAATTATAAGCGAGATTGAAAGATATAGAAATATTAATAACTATATCTTGGAGCAAGCGGCAGCACCTCCACCACCAGATTTAGGGGCATTAGCACCAGCACCTGGTGAAGTAGGAGCGGGAGCACCACCTCCACCAGCGCCAGCTGAAGGAATACCACCTGCAGCACCTGAAACACCTCAACCAATTGATATTGCGAATGACCCTGACGTTGAGAAGATTGACGATGAAGGAAATTCTCAAGAAAAGAAAGATGAGGGTAGTGGTACTGAAGAATTGGATATCACTGATTTAGTAGATTCACAAAAGAATATTGAAACAAAACAAGAAGAATATTTTCAAAATTTATTCAGTCAACTTTCAAACTTAGAATCTAAATTAGGTGAAATGGATTCTATTATGAACAAGTTGAATTCTCTTGAAAGTAAAATAGAGAAATACAGAGAAAAAACTCCACAAGAAAAATTGGAATTAAGAAGTTTGGATTCATATCCATTTAACCAAAAACTTTCTACATTCTTTGATGACAAACAAGAAGATATGGAAAAGACTGGTAAACATGAATATGTATTAACTTCAGATGAAGTTGAAGATATTAACACAAGTGATATCAAAGGTTCATTCCAACCAGGCGGTGGTGATACTTATGACAACGAATTTAAAAGATAAAAAAGGGGACTGAAAAGTCCCTTTTTAATTTGACATATCGGGATTTCCCAATTATATTTAATAAACAATAAAACACTTTAATATGAGTAATGCATTAGACGCCGTATTGGCACAGTATGAAAAAAATCAATTCGGGGGCGGGGCCCAATCCAAAATGTCGCAAGACGAAAGAATGAAAAAGTATTTCGCTTTAATCCTTGGGGATAAAGAGAAATCAGGTCAAAGGAAGATTAGAATTCTCCCTACACCAGATGGTTCTTCACCATTCAAAGAAGCTTGGTATCATGAAATCCAAGTAGGTGGTCAATGGCAAAAGTTCTATGACCCAGCAAAAAATAACAACGAACGTTCACCTTTGAATGAGGTTTACGAAGAGTTGATGTCAACAGGAAAAGAATCCGACAAAGAATTGGCAAAACAATACAAATCACGTAAGTTTTATATCGTGAAGGTTATTGATAGAGACAATGAACAAGACGGACCAAAGTTTTGGAGATTCAAACACAATTACAAGAACGAAGGTATCTTGGACAAAATCATTCCAATTTGGAGAAACAAAGGTGATATCACTGACCCAACAGTTGGTCGTGACCTTATCATTGAATTGGCTAAGTCAAAAACTCCAAAAGGAAAAGAATACACAACTGTATCTGCAATTATGTATGAAGACCAAGGACCTGTTCACGCAGAAAAAGAACAATCAGATGCTTGGATTAATGACGAGTTAACATGGAACGATGTTTACTCTAAAAAACCTGTAGAATATCTTGAGGCAATCGCAAGAGGAGAAACTCCAAAATGGGATAGCGAAAAAGGTGGATATGTTTACGGAGATGCAACTGTATCTGAAGAAACAATTGGAGGTTCAAAATCTTCACCAAAGAAAGTTGAAGACCCACAAGCTGACGCTGACGTAGATTCGGATTTACCGTTCTAATTTTATAACCAAGGGTGGTGAAAGCCACCCTTATTTTTTTTTCATATGACATTTAAAGAAGAAATTGAATTACAGTTAAGAGACAACAAAATTGTGTCTCTTGAGTTATTGACTGAATTACAAAATAAAAACTATTTTTCAGGTAGAATAAAAAAAGTTGGAGATACAATTTTATTCGGTATGTTTAGATACGAAGCTGAAGATGGAGAGTTAAAGATTAGTTTAATAACATTTCACGAAGATGAGTTAGGAACAATATACGAAGAGGATGCTATGTTCTACAACGGAGCTAAATCAGGTAAATTACCAAACATTAAAAAAATAGAAAATGGCAATCAAGAAAAATAACTTTAATAAAGTAAAAGAGAAGTTTTCAACTTCCGCAAAATATAAACCTCAAAGATTTCTTGACTTAGGTGGAGATTTCTTGGATGCAGTAGGCCTTCCAGGTCCTGCAATTGGACACTTGAATATGTTCTTGGGTCACTCAGATACAGGTAAAACAACAGCAGCTATTAAGGCGGCAGTTGATTGTCAAAAGAAAAAGATATTACCTGTGTTTGTTATTACAGAACAGAAATGGTCTTTTGACCACGCAAAACTTATGGGCTTTGAGTGTGATGAAATTGTTGACGAAGAAACAGGAGAAATGGATTGGGGTGGATTTTTTATCTTCAATAACAACTTCAGTTATATTGAACAAATCACTGACTACATTAACTCATTGTTAGATGCTCAAGAAAAGGGTGAATTAGACTACGAAGATGAAGATGGAGTACAATCACCAAGCTTATGTTTTATATGGGACTCAGTGGGTTCTGTACCGTGTAAGATGACCTTTGACGGTAAGGGAGGTAAACAACATAATGCCTCTGTATTATCAGACAAGATTGGTATGGGTATTAACCAAAGAATTTCAGGTTCAAGAAAGGCTGATTCTAAATGGGAGAATACTTTAATTATCATCAATCAACCTTGGGTTGAATTACCTGATAATCCATTTGGACAACCAAAGATTATGGCTAAAGGTGGAAACGCTGTATGGTTAAACTCATCATTGGTATTCTTATTTGGTAATCAAAAAGGTGCTGGTACAACTAAGATTACTGCAACCAAAGACAAGCGTTCTATTAAGTTCGCAGTTAGAAGTAAGGTATCTGTATTAAAGAACCACATCAATGGTTTAGGATTTGATGACGGTAGAATTATCGTTACACCACACGGGTTCTTGGCGGGAAAAGAAACAACTGAAGAAAAAGCTTCAATTGAAAAGTATAAGAAAGAATATGCTGAATATTGGAAAGATATTATCGGTACGGATGGTGATTTTGATTTAAAAGAAGAGAAAGAAGATTAGTAACCCTCTAAAAAAGAGATGTGAGTAAGACCCTATTGGTTGACGGAGACAACCTATTTAAAATTGGATTTCACGGAGTGAAAGAACTCTATACAGACGGTAGTCATGTGGGTGGAGTGTATCACTTCATTAATACACTACGTCGTTTCCTTGAAGAGCATAACCACGATAAAGTGGTAGTATTTTGGGATGGTGATTCAAATTCATCCATCAGAAAAGGTATATACCCACAATATAAGGGTAACCGAAGACAAGATATGAATGAGTACAAATACGAATCTTACTTGCAACAAAAGGCAAGAGTTAAGACGTATTTGGAGGAGATATTTGTGCGACAGGTTGAAATGGCAAATAACGAAGCCGATGACCTAATTGCTTATTATTGTAAAATTTCCATAGACGAAAACATTATTATATTCTCAGGTGACAAAGACCTCACCCAACTCATATCTGAATGGGTTACAATTTATTCCCCAGTTCACAAACAATATTACAAAAATGGTGACAAGATTTCTATTAACAAGGTGGACATTCCTCATCAGAATGTAACCGTGTGTAAAATCTTCACGGGAGATAAATCAGACAACATTGAAGGTATTGAGGGATTAGGTGAAAAAACCCTTGTTAAATTATTCCCACAAATGCAGGAAAAAACATGCACTGTCCAAGAATTGTTGGATATTGCACGAAATATCCCGCAAAAGAAACCCATCAAAAGCTTGTCAAATATTTTGACTGGGAAGACAAAAAGTGGTATACTTGGAGAAGAGTTCTACACAATAAACTCTAAAATCGTTGACCTTCATAGCCCTCTGATAACTAATGAAGGAAAACAACTTGTAGAACAAATCCACACCGACACAATAGACCCCACCAACAGAGGATATAAGAATTTAATGAGACTGATGATGGAAGACGGTCTCTTTAATTACCTACCTAAGAATGATGAAGCTTGGGTAAACTTCCTGAAACCATTTATGAAACTTATTAGAAAAGAAAAAAGAAAAGTATGATTGATTATACATTATCTGATAAACTGAAAGTACAGTATCAGACTGCTAACCCGTTTCCCTATATTGTGATTGATAATTTTTTACCAGAATTTATCTTAAAAAAGACTAAAGAGGAGATTTTAAAACACGACATATGGTTCACTGATACCATAGAATGGACTAAACCGTACCAACAAAAAAAGTTTTATTATCCTGGTAATGATACAAAAATTGATGAAATTAGTGTAAAATTACCTATAACAAATCTTGTTATGGATTATTTAAACTCCAATGAGTTTATACATTTTTTAGAAAACATAACAGGTTTTAAAAAACTATTCAGAGACACAAAATTAATGGGTGGGGGTATTCACAGAATAAAAAGAGGTGGAAAATTATCTATACATAAAGATTATAATGAACATCCTGAAACAAAAAAACAGAGAAGAATTAATCTTTTGATTTATCTTAACGAAAATTGGGAATCTAGTTGGGAAGGAAATTTAGAACTATGGTCCAACAACACGTGGAAAAAAAGTGTAGAAATAGAACCAATATTCAATAGAGCGGTAATTTTCAATATAGAAAATGCCCCACATGGTCATCCTATTCCGTTAAACAGTCCTGATAATATAGATAGATATTCGTTAGCTCTTTATTATTTTACTGATAATTTTTTAGAAGATGATTTAGATAAATATGTGAGATTTTATGATGAAGAAGATTTAGGAATAACAAAAAAAATTGACGATATTTTTAAAGTATAAAAACGAAACACAAACAAAAATTAAAATTATGAAAGAAATGGACAGCACCAAAATGGAATTCCTTTTGACTCTTAACGACAACATCGTTGTACAGAGATTCTTTAATGTTAGGAACTATAATCCTAAGGCGAAGAACTCTTTGGAGTTATATGAATTCATGAAATCTTTGAGTGAAGAACTGCATTATTATTTGAAAATGAAGACCGTTGTTTACATGATGGACAACAGAGATGCTATTGAGCATGACGCTTCAATTATGAACACATCGTTCACTGACGGACCTGAAGTTTTTAACCTTTTTGTAAAGGTTGGGGAACAGACAATTTGTCATAGAGTTTTTGACGGAAAAAGATATCCACCAAAAGTTCGTTATACGGTTGACGTACGACCATTTTTGAAAGATGTCTTAAGAGAGCTGACTGACAT